CTTGGTTAATAGAACACCAAACCTTACACAAACCTTGATTTAATAAAGTAGTTGCAGAACCCTCACCACGAACTGTAATTGCGTTTGCAGATGCGTTACCAACTAATGCATCAGTGTTAATATTAGTTGCGACTACTGTACTCATCCTAAATCCCCTATAATCGAACCAAATACATTGTCTGTGTCTGTATAAGTTGAGTTTGTCGAACCAGTTACCAGAAAACCACCACCACTAGTTGATTGGTCTGGTGTATATGCTCCGATTGCCTGGTCGTTTCCTCTATGTCCATTAGTAACACAAACAAAGTTTGCACTTCCCATATTAGTAGTAAATGAATAATCATAGTTGCCTGTTCCAGAGTCGGTTATTCCACTAATGTTATGAGAGTCTCTATTTGCAATAGTGCCTGTTCCATTCATATTCAAAAATGCTTTAGATAATCCTTGTTGAATATTTGTGACTGCACTACCCTCACCACGAATAGTCATAGAGTTTGCAGACGCACTTACTAAAGGTGTTGCACCGATATTTGTAGTTGTTGGTAGAGTAATACTTGTTGCAGAAGTTTTACCTTGCAATGTATCTGTTACAATTGTACTCATGCTAAATCTCCAACTATATTAACGCTTACCAAATCAACATCATAAAAGGTTGAACCGGCAATCTCGTTCATTTGCACAGCAGTCGTTGTGGGAGCACTTGAATCACTGCTATTACCAGAAAAAATTCCTACTTGATTTCCACTTGCACTTCTAGGACTAGTAAGAGTACATGAATAATTACCATTACCCATAGCACTAGAAATGTTATGAGTATATGCGCCTGTTCCTCTATCTGTTATACTAGCGGTGTTAAGGCTATCTCTAAGTGCAACAGTGCCTGTTCCAACAAAACTACTCCAAGACTTAGTAAGACCTTGAACTAAATTTTGTGTTACACTAGTTCCACCATCACTTTCATAGACAGAGGTGTTTTTAATTCTTATGTCAGTTCCAAGTGAACCATTAGCGGCTCTTATTGTATTTGCATTTACATTACTCATAGTGCTACGAACCTTCCCCCACTTGTTACTGTAAGTGTTTTACCACTTGCTACAGTGATTGGGCCTGTAGTTGATGCATTTTCAGTTGCACCGATTGTAATATCATCAGCGATTGTTTTATTATTTACACGAATGAGTGAGTCTTTACCATTAGTTGAATTACCGACAACTGCACCGACATTATTATAATAATATCCAGCACCAGATACTACGTTATCTAATGCAGATGATACAACGTCACCATCTGATTCTATAAGTTCTGCTAATTTTCTTGTTAGTGTTCCCATTAGACAAAATACCTCGCCATTATTTCGGAATTATTTATTGGCGCAAAAGTAAAAGTAAGAGTTGCACCAGATATACCATAGTCCGTTGTTGGTTTCATTATAATACCATTATAAAAAACAAACACATCATTTACAGATGCGTTATTACTTAAAGTAAATGCAGTAGTAGAACCGTCACCAGTAAAGTTATCTAGAAACATTGATACTGCTCTTCTTGCAGTTGTTCTGATACCAAGATGTTTCACTTCAATCTCTGCACCATTAGGTGGTGCAGATGTAAATGTTACCACTCCAGTTGTTGTGTTGAGTGCATAGTTTGTAGATGCTTTCTGTAGAATACCATCAATAAACACCATGATTTGTGATGAGTTTGCTGGAACTTCTGATAAGGTAACTGTAGTTGCAGAACCATTACCAGTAAATGCATCTGTAGTAAATGTTTTTAGTTGGTCTGATAATTCTGTAACACCAACCGAACCAGCTGGGGGAGAATGTAGAATAGTCGTTAGACCGTGGTGAATAACGTAGATATTGTCACCGTTTGCAGGCGTTCCAGTAAATGTTAGAATTTTTGGTTTGTCACTTGAGTCATCACCAATTGTATAGGCAACGTCTGGTTCTTGAACAACATTGTTTACTACAACCATGATGTTCTGAGAAGAACCACCAGGCACTTCATTTGTTAGAGTAAAAGTTGTTGCACTTCCATCACCAACAAAGTCCTCTTTCAAGAACTTTGGACTAACTCTATTTTCAATTGACGCACCTATGTATGACATATTAAGATACCTCTTGTAGAATACCAGCGATTAAATCAACATTAGCTGCACTTGCGTATGCATATACCTTATCGTTTGAATTTAAAACAATCTTTTGTCCAGATACAATCTTTAGTGTTGATGATGCTGGGATTGTAACATCTTTTACAATGTGATATGCTTTGAAGATTACTTTTGTTCCAGCCGCAGTTCCATTAGCTGCACCAGAATTTTGTGCATATGTAAATGTTGTTGAACTTGGAACAGATGCAACTTTGTAAATACCGTTTACAAATGCAGTTGTTGACCCAGTTACATGAACATAATGTCCTACACTTAATCCGTGTGCAGAACCAGTTGTTACAGTTGCAACGTCACTTGAAGATACAATACTTGTGATTGACCCCAGAGTTGCAGAGGTGTCTTGAATAAAACAAGTAAGTGCGACACCAGCAGTTCCAGTATTGGAAGCATCAAGTTCCACCAGAATTGAGTTAACACCACTTGAACCATTGTTTGCATTGTAAACTAACTGTGGGCCTGTAGCATTATCAGTCGCACTTCCAGTAGATTGATAAAACTCACCAGCAGTCGGAATACTTGCAAAACTGTTTACAAAGTTATTAGCCATATTTCTTTCCTTTTTATCCTAACGCAGTTGCTAGTGCGATTGAAAATCCTTCAGTAGAGATTGCACCTCCAACTGTAGGAAATGTTAAATTCACAGAACCGTTTGATATATTACCACTCGTTTGTATATTACCAGTGACAGTTATGCCTGCTGACGTACTTGCAAGTTTAACACTATTGTCATGATATAACTGAACTGCACCATTTGCTGTTCCGTCAAGAATTGTTTCATTTGAAGCTGCATTTTTTAACTTAAATGTATCTGCGTTAACTTGTAGTTCACCAGTAGAATTGTTAATCTTAGAGTTTGTTCCATCATGAAATAATTGAAAATCATCATCAGCACCAAATTTAACTCTTCCAGAACTTGCATTAGTTGAGTCTGGTAAATCAATTACGTTTGGAAAAAGAACATTTGCAAGACCATCATTTAGTTGTTTAATTCCACCGATAACATCACTGACCGTTTGACCATTAATACTTGATGGTAAAAGTGCAACGTCACCCACATCACCAGCAAGTTCATTAAACTCAACTCTAAATTGTTCAAAGGTGTTACTTGGAACTACTTGTCTATCAGCCATCTTTTTCTACCAATTTTATTAAGAGAGATTTAATTTCATGCATCTCAGATTTTAATATATTTATCTCTCTTGTCGCATCTCTTAAACTGTCTTTTTGTTCAATAAAATTTTTCTTTCTTTGTACTGCAGCAAGGTACGCACTTCTATTAGTATTTATTACTGCCTTTGAGTGCATATCCTTAATTAAGTCTGAATGTCCTTCTATGTTTTTATAATCTGACATTTTATGTTGCCAATGCGAGAGCTCGCAAGTCCTTTAATCTTGGTGGTTCAGATGTATTAGTTCCTTGCATTACAACTTTAATAGAGAAAGCAATAAACTCATCTAGATTATTCGCAGTATATTCATATTCTTTAAAGTCAGTTGCAGAGAGAGATGCATTAACTACTGTATCTGGTTCTCCATCAGTATTAAAGAAGTTGTATCCTATTTCATCAAAATCAGATGCATCATCAGAACGAAGTATTTTAAACATCACTTTTACATTTGCACTTGCAAATCTATTCATGTCTATGAATACCTTTAATCCAGTAGCAGGATTATCAAGTGCAACTCTTCTTGTTATGTAGATAGCTTCATTATTATCACCTTGAGGTTGTTCAGATGAAACAAAATCACCTTGTAGTGCAGTAACACCCATATCAGATGCACTATTGATTTGATTTAATCTATTTGTAAATGCAACAATTGATTTTCTATCTAAGTCAACGATAGGTGATAAATTCTCTCTACTACTTCTCAGTTCTAAATCTAGAAAAAATGATTTTTGACCAGCGATTTCATTAGTTTCGTTGATTTGAGAACAAACCATTCTAGGTTTATCAAATATAAAGTTTTCTCCCAGAGTGATTGGTTTTGCAAAAGAAGTTCCAGCAAGACTAAATGATGTCTCTGTACCATCTGGAGATGTTGCAGTTGTAGTTCTTATTGTTGAAGAAATGCCTGTCTCTGGATATAACATAGTTGGAACTAAGGTTTGCATACCATCCATCATTGCATTTTCAGTAACAACGACTGCACTTCCACCTTGGTTTTGGTCACCAGTATTAGAACTTGGTGCAGTTGCAGTTGCAAGTGTATAACTATCAATTCCAATGTTTGTAAGAGCAGTATGTGTTTTATTCACTTGGTCAAGTGGAATACCATTTAACTGATACAGTTCAACCGTTGCACCATTGGAGTGAGTCGCAGCTGTTGTACTATCATATCCTCTTGTTGTTGCAGTAATTGTATTAGAAGAAATAGTTCCCCTAATTCTTTCACTTCCAATTTGAATGTAAATATTTGAACCGTCATTACTTGCAACAAAGTCTGCATTTGCAGTGATTTGAATACTTGTTTGTGTTGTAGAACTAATTGCAGATGATAGAGTTGTAGTAATGCCAGATGAAACTCCACTAATTGTAACATTGTTAGATGAAGAATACATATGATGGTCTGGGTGTGTTACTTGTACGAAACTTGAACCTTCAATAGTTCTAATTGGGTCTACACCTAATGTTTTTGTTTCCACAACATCATTGGTAAGGGTTAATGTACCTCTAGTATCAGTTTCAAAACTTGCTCTATGCACTGTAAACTTCAAGTCTTCATAATCATATGGAGTCCAAGTAGAGTTATTCTGTGATTTAAACAACACACCTAAGTGTGGTTGTTTTGAAATCATTCTAGTTGTACCAATTTCTTGTTCACCCATTCTAGAAATCCATGCAAAATATCTTTCACAAGGAGAAATTAATACAATAGCAACTTCTTGACCATCTTGTAAATAAACTGGAGAGTCAAATCTAAAAGTAGTAGGAGAGGTCGCAGTAGATGATAAGTTTACGTTACTAATTTTTTTACTGGAAACAGCTCTTGCAGATGCAGTATCTACAGTCAATGATGTATCAGATGCAATTGCAGTTACTTTTGCAACAAGAGCAGCTGCATCATAGTTACCAGTATCATTAGTAACACCAGACGTAGAATTACCAGCACCTTCAATCGTAATTGTATCACCAACTTTTAAATTATGTCTACCAGTTAAGAAATTTGTATTAGTACCAGCAACAGTTGTTGAACCATTACTCATACTAACTGTGCCTTCCATGTATGGTTGCAACCATTTTTGTGCAAAAGGTAATTGTTTTCTAGTTGGAAAACCATTTACAACTTCTCTAAGTTGACATAAAACTGGAATATCTGGGTCTTTTCTTTGAAAGAAAACATCAATCTTAGTTATAAATTCACCACCAGTTTCACTTGATATAATAGTTTGTGCAAGTGGGTCAAACCAACCACCGAAGAAATCAGCGAAGGAAAAACCTCCACCACCACCGCCACCACCAATAGCTAAATTGTTTTCCTCATCATCATCCTCGTTTTGAACAGTACCAACGAACTCTCTGTCAACTCTATTTGTTGAAGTTTCACTTGATATTGTTCTTGTATCATTAACATTATTAACTTCAATTCTTCCGTTTCTTGTTGCAAGAATTTCTTCTTGAATGTTTCTAAGAATACCAGTTGAAGAGAAAAGTGCTTGTGCAAATGTTTCTGGTTCTGGATTAGTTGCATTTGTACTTGAAGATGTTAATCTAAATAATCTTTCACCAGTTTGGAACTGTGGGTTACCAGCAACATTTGGGTCTGGAATAGTAAATAATCCAGTACAACTTCCACCACCATTTGAGAATATTGCACCTCCAGTGGAAGTTACTGTTCCAACACCACCAGTAGCTGGAGTAACAAAATTTGTTACATCAACTTTATCAAAGAATGGATAAACTCTAGTATTTGGTTTTAAACCATCAACAACAAAGTTGACATTTTTACTTCTCATAAATGGTATCAATGCAGTAGAACGTAATCTATCACCTAATGACTCTCTATCAATTTGTGCAACAACTCTTGTGTTAACACCAGTTCTTCTTTGTCTACGAGTAGTGGTTGTTGTAACCCTAGTAGTAACATTTCTAAACTGTGAATTACCTTCTGTAAAGGTTGCGCCTGTATTAGTAACTTGTTCTGAAGTTGAAGTGCCTGTCCACTGTGTTTGCCATGAGTTCCAAATAGTTCCCATTGCATTTCCAACTTGTGCAACTAATTGGTCAAAGTTACCATCTCTGTTGATAATTAAGGCTGGAAGTCTATTAACCTCAAACCACTCATCACCAGATGGGTCAAGAGTACAAATGCCTGTCCATGCGAAAGAAAGAACTGGATTTAGATTTTCAACTCTTGTTGCATATGGCTGTTGAACAGATACGACATCTGTATATGGTAGTGTAATTAAATCACCAGTTTTTCTATAACTATCAGCTGTTCTTTGTGTGTCTGTAGTATTTTCTTCAATAAGACCAACACCTTTCATGGTAAACTTAGGGCGAAGTTCATTATCTTCATAATCAATTGCGTTTCTATAATCAGCATTTTGAACATCACCAACTGAGTGACCAGAAAAATTATCTACAACAAAACCAGATTTAAATCTATCAAGTCCATTTTCATCTTGAACTTGAAATGATTGTGCATCTTTTTCTAAAAGATTAAGTGCAGTATAATATTCTACTTGATTTAATCTTCTTTCAATCGAACCAATATCTCTCATAGTAAATCTACGATTGTCTGTCTTTTCAAAAGATACATCATCAATATCTAAGACATATGGTGGTAGTTGAATTGTCGCAAGTAACATTGCTTTTTCAATTCTTTTAGATGGAAAAGGTTGTTCTGCTGGTTCACCTTCAACAACTTTAAACATACCTTGTTCTGTCAAGAATAACATATCAACTCTTCCAAGGAAGAAATCAAAATCATACTGGAATTGTGAATTATCTTTTGGTATTAGTATTTCAGATGCACCAGTTCCAGCAAAAGACCTTGAACTAAAATCAAATGATTTTGAGGTAACTTTGTGAAGTGTCTGACTTTGACTTGTAGTTGTTGTATCAATAGTTGCATCTTTAACTCTTGGTCTAAAGTCAACTGAATCTCTTAGGTCAAATAAACCAGATGGAGCTTTTACTTCTGGGTCAACTCTGGTTGCAGTATAAGTTGGTATTTCTTTATAATCAATTGCACTATAAGAATCTACTGAGAAAAAATCACCAGTGCCGTGTGCGAAGAAATCACATACAATAAGAAGTTTACCTACTGGAACTGGTTTACCACCCTTTCTTACAAGTCTTGAAATATCATAGAAGTTATCTCTTTGTCCAGTATCAAGTGTAAACCTACTGGTAATATCTTTTGAACCAGCAGTAAATGTTCCTAGTGTTGCAGTTGCAGTTGACGTAACACCAGTAATAGTTTCATTTGCAATAAGTGATTTACCATTTGTGATAATAAATGTAATTGGGTTTGTAGTATTAATAATAACAGCATTTGCACCACTTGATGCACCTTGAATAGTTTCACCTCTTTGAAAAGTACCAGATACACCAGTGACCGTAAACTGAGGAAGAAGTGGAGTTGTGCTTGTATCTTCTGAGTCAAGAACTGCATATAATTTAAAAACATCTGCACGACCAAGTGAAATATCTTTATGTTGTGATGCAGTTCCATATTCTGCACCAGCACTTGCGTCTGCATCAACTAGAACTAGATGAGCTGCATTTTTAGTTTTAGTTTTTTCGGATGCAACAGTTCTTGTTAATGTTGCGATAACTTTTACCTTTGCACCGTTACCTAAAATTTCTGGGTTTGTAATTGTTAACTGATTACCATTTACCACATATGTTTGAGCAGGAGTTGTACTCGCATCAAGGTTTACAATATCACCAGCAGCCGCAGTATTTGAACTACCACCAATCGCAGAACCAGCAGTAATAACTGTGACTACACAATCTGTGTTAGATTTTGCAGAGAATGTTTCGTTAGAACCAGCAGTTAAGTTAATCTCACCAGCAGCAGTTGTTGTAACAACAAATGTTTGTCTGAATGTTTGGACTGTTTGTGATACACCAGCATTAACATCAGTCTTTAGTGTTTTAATAGTATCTTTTCTTAGTTTTCTAATAAGAAGATTTTTCTCTTGGTCACGAAGTTGATTTCTCAATCTAATTGCTTGAACAGATGTAACAGCAGTTGCAGAGTTACTTGCAAGAACAATTGCAGTATTATTAGTTATCGTATTAACTCTTGCAGTCAAATCTGCACCACCAGAACCAGCGCCAGGCACAGTTACAAAATCACCTTCTTTTAAATCAGTTGTAAATGTTGTATTAAAACCAGTTACGTTTGCATTAGAACCATTCATAGAAACATTACCACCAAGGGTAAGAGTAGAACTTAATACTAAGTTCGCAGTAAAGTCTTGACCAGTATTTGGTGAGTTCATGAATACAGATTTTACATCATCAAAGTTTCTTGATGTAATAGCTGCAACTGTAAGGTCATTGTTACTTCCGTCTTCTAGAAGTTGATTTGCATTATTAGAAACAGTTTGTCCAGATGAAATAAGTTTTTCACCTACATTAAAATTACCAGATACAGTAATTAATTGAACTAGGTTATTAACAGCAGCATGAATAAATCCAGTTGCACCAGAAGTTTGTCCAGTTATTTTTGAACCTTGTGCTACTGACGGAGCTCCACTAAAGTTTGCACTAAGTTGAATTTGTGTGAACATACGAATGTCAAAAAGATATAAGTTAAACTCTGAGTCATTATCAGCTGCATTTGTTAATGTATCGTTAGATGTATTACCAGAAGAGTGTTCAAATGCACGAGCTCTTGCAACTCCGATTTGTGCGTTTGCAGCTGTAGTGTAATTAGTTTTCTGTACAGAGTGTAACTGAATTTCACGATATGGTTCTGCAACATCACCAGAAATAAAAGGTGAAAGGTCTGGAGAACCTTTTACATTCGTTACTCTTGTAAAGTTTCCTACCTCTACATTTGTAATTGCAGAGTCGAAATTATCTGTAGTTCTAGGTTTTGGTAAATCAATAAAAGAGGGAACAACTTGTTCAATCTCATATCCACGAACATATGCCTTCCCAGGCGAAACTTGAACTGTTAACGAATTTTCAGCAGCAGTTTTACCAGCATCAGTAATTTGATTAGATGCATACACACCATTATTAGAACCATCATCTAATGTTTCTTTAATTTCAATACCATAAGGTCTTACAGTATAGTTTCCAGATTCATCAAATGTTCTTCTTGCAATATTTTCTTGGAAAACATTATAATCAGTTCTGTCTACAATTTTTTGAACAGAACCATTTTTAACTCTCATAAGTTCAACAAACTCTTCATCATCAGCAGAACCTAATGGTAGTTTTGAAAGAGTTAAATCTAATTTAAGTCTATGGGCACCTTTTGCATTTACATTTGTAGAACCAGCTGCATTATCTAAAAGTGTAGTATCTCCTTCTGGAGTAATCAAAGTTTCTGATATGGTAAGACCAATACGATATGATGGAGTGTTATTATATTTGTCTAAAATAATTCTCTGTGCGTCAACTTTAACAAACTGACCACGAATAAAATATACACCCTCTTCAATAGCTGCAGAAGAACCATTTGCCGTTGCATTAGAGGTTAATAGTGTTGCAGACAAATTACCAGATGCGATTGAACCACTAGAGATTGCTTTGTCTACTGAAATACTTTCACCATTTACAAATCTATTTGTAAGACCAGCAGTAGATGCACCGACAGAACCAGATGCACTTGCAGTTTGTGTTGCAGTACTAATGTATTTTACATAAAGAGTTGGTTCATCAGTTGTTGTTGCATCTGAAAATCCAACAACTCTCGCAGTAACACCAGAAGTACCACCAGTTATAATACCATTAACGTAATCTGCAAGATATCCAGATATTGGATTTCCACTATGGTTTGACTGTAACTTTACAGCATAATACCTAATATCAAATGATATCTGGCCTGGAATGACCATAGACCCTTCTTTGAAAAAATGTCTTCCATGTTTTTCAACTTGATTTTGGAGGATAGATTGTAGAGTTGTTAATTCTCTCGCCTGAACAGCAAAGCCAGGACGAAAGAGTACTCTATGAAATTTATCGTTTGGGTCAAAATCATCATAATATGGTGCTACGTTTAAATCGGTTTTTTGCATTTTTTAGAATTCCACTACGACTTTAATATCCTCTGTTTGGTCTGAGGCTCTTGATATTGCTCTTCTGTTTTCAACATAGATTATCTCACCAGTATCCCTTGACAGTTCTGGATTTGCATATCCACTTGCAAAGACAACACCATTTGTAGTTCCAGAAGTTGAAGCTGCTGGAGTATGAACTGCACTTGAGTTTGCACCAGTGACAGCATTTGCACCAGAAAATGCAGTAAGATTTTTATTTGCATCTAGTCCAAAGTTTTCATATACTTCTTGAACATAATAAAGTATTCTATTAGTTGCATCCCATTCTACTACAGTACCAACTGCACCAGTGGTTGCTTGTGTAATCTTTTCATCAATTTGATAGTTTCCATTTCCACCAGCAGCCATTAATATCGCATTTGTTGTTCTTGCAGTAGCAAGTGTTGAAATATTATTAGTTGCAGAGTCTTTTGGATTTTTAACAATACCAACTCTTCTAAAATCATTTACTTGAACTACATCTGAATCTGCTGGTTCTAGTTTTGCTTGCAACATTATGAAGTGTCCACCAAGTTCTGCAATATCATCTGAACCATGTCCACCAGCTGGGTCAATAATTGCTTTAATTGTACCAGCGGTTGCACCATTCCAATCAGAAAGTGTCGCACCAGAAATTAATGTTGTACAGTTTGCATCAGTATAAATGTTTGTACCTCTAATGTCAAAGTTCGCAAAAGAATATCCAGTACCATTGTTCTCCATATATGAAGTTGAAGACAATGCATTATTACCAAATTCTGCAATTGCACCACCAGCAACGACTAGTTTTGCTTTTGCGTTTGCACCATCACCTCTAAGTTTAGTATAAAATGTTCCATTTGGATATCCAGAACCACCAGATGTTACCATGAATACATATACACCTCTAACTGCATCTGCATTAGCATTTACCTTAACAGGCATAAAGTCAGTTGTCAAGAAGTTTTGTACTTCTGAAGTTGTCATAGTATACATAAATTTGATATAGTAATTATTATCTTGCCAGAATGGAGCTGCGTTTACTGAAGTTGGTTCACTTCCAGATATATTGGATGCACCAGTTTGAAGTTGGTCACCATTGTAAAGTACTTTATATACTTTATGTTCTGAAGTTTTAAAATAGTAAGTGGAGTCAAATACATTTGTTGCACCACTTGAACTTGTAGTTTTTGTAGTTCCATAGTTACCAGTAGTTACTCCACCAACATCATGTCTATACATATCAAATGCAACTGTAGTTGCGAAATCTCTACGAGGTATTACATATGATTTAGATGAAATAAGTTTTGCAGCTAGCATATCATCCCAATAATATGATTCTGGTGAAATACTATCTACTGGAGCAGGAGGAGCACTGTCCGTAGCCGCACCTTCTGAAGTCCAAGGAGATGGTTTACCAACGAACATATAGTACTTACTAGATGCTACGTCAGCGAAAAACGCATCTGCGTTAGACTGTCTAAATTTTTCTGTGATAATCGCTGCCATTGTTCTTTCCTATAAAGTTATTTATTCATACTGTTAAGATGGTTCAGTCGGCCACTTTACATCATCAAGAGTTTTATATGTCTTTGTGAGGTCACGAAGTTCTTGACGATATGTTTTCCAATCTGCATCATTTGAGAGAGTAACATCTCTACCTTGTGTCCAATCTGAACTTTTTAGTAATTTATTTCTTTCTATTCTTACTCTGTCTAACTTTTGTTCAGCAGTTAGAGTAACTTGATTTGTCTTAAATGTTTTACCATCATAAGTCCATCCCACTGCAACCTTATCGTCACAGTCTACCCAAGACATAGAAGAATGTACTTCAAATTCTTTTTCAACAACATCTACAACTTTACCGTCTAAAATAAGTGCTTTCATTATGCATACTCCTCAACGACTACAACACCAGACATTCCATCACCCCCTTGTCGAGAAGCGTTGCCTGGATAATCATCACCACCGCCGCCACCAGCACCGTAAACTACGCCTGGATTTCCATCAGTATATGGTGCTGATGCATTAGTTGGGCCTTGACCAGAACCACCTCCCCAGAAAGATGCTCCACCATGACCTGAAACATTTTCATCATTTGCACCTCCACCAGCTGAAGATTGACCACCACCACCTCTAATGTTTATAAGACCACCAGTTGCAGTTCCGCCAAAGTTAGTTGGAGCAGTACCAACACCACCAAGTATACCACCTTCTCCACCAGTTGCAGAGCAGAAAGAACCAAAAGAAGATGTTCCACCATTTCCACCACCGCCGGTATTTCCACCATTACCACCAGCACCAATAGTTACAGCGACAGTAGATGTAGATGATACATCAACAACATCAATTGCAGTAGCACCAGCGTGACCACCGCCACCAGTGTTCCAGTTTGCAGCTCCAGCGCCACCGCCTCCTCCACCACCAGTACAGAATACTTTGACGGTTTTGATACCAGTTGGTGTTGTATATGTTCCAGTAGAAGTAAAGACTTGTATAGATTTAAATCCACCATGACCAGTTCTTCCAGTACCACTTAAATCTAATGTTGCATTAAGTTTTGCACTAGTTATAGCATCATCAGCAATCTTTGCAGTTGTTACCGAATCATCAGCAATATCAGCGGCAACAACTGCATCAGCAGGAATTTTTGCAGAAGTTACTGCATCAGCAGCAATCTTTGCAGTTGTTACAGAATTACTTGCGAGAGCGTTTGCTCCTAATGTATCAATGGCCATTGACTACTCCTTATGAAATGGTCACTCCGAATTGTCCAACAACAACCCACTTAGCACCATTGTAAAGTAATGTTACACCTTCACCGACTGCATCCCAAACGATAGATGTACTCATCCCTGCTAAGTTACCATTAGCCACTGTCATTGTGGATGCGTTTCCTGCTGTTCCCATAGTAATTACTTTCAATTGACCAGCGACACCAGCTGCAAGTGTTAACGCTTGAACTCCACTAGAACTGTTTAGAACTGTAACCAGTGTATTAAGAGACACAGCACCACTAGAGGTTATAGTTTCAGATGCACCTACAGTTTTTGCACCACTCAACAATACGTTTGGAGTTGCTCTTGCAGAACCACCATCTTTAGGTAGCATGAAGAAACCACTATCAGATGCAGAGTGTGGTTGAGCCATTAGAGTCTGACCGTGAGTATTAACCTCACAGTTTAATCTAATCGCACCTTGGTTATTTGTACCACCAGCTGAACGGATTGCAACATGACCAGTTCCTTTTGGAAGTAATGCAAGGTCAACATTGGTGTCACCACCACTTGCTTCAAGTGTAGGTGCAGTTAATGTACCAGATGAAGCGGCACCACCAGTAGCTGCGTTTCTAATTGTAAGTTCATTTACAGCACTTGCTAACTTGGTGAATTTAAGATATTCGTTTTGACTATCATCAGTAATTGCACTACCATTTGCTAGTTCAATTAATGAGTCTAACAATACTGTACCAGTTGCATCTGGAAGTGTAACTGTTCTGTCTGCTGTTGGGTCTGCAACTGCAAGAGTAGTTTCATTTGCGTCAGCAGTAGAACCTTCAAAAATAATTTGGTTAATATTTGGTGACGTTAAAGTAACAGTAGTAGCATCAGCGCTGATACCACTAGTTAATGCAGTTCCAGTACCAAGTTTGGTATAGATTTCTACAAAGTTATCGTTAATCTTGTCTCCGCCAGTTCTGAGGTCATCACCAGTACCGTCATTAGCTGAAGAACCAAGACCAAGGGATTGATATGCCATTTATTTTTCTCCTAATTAGAATCTTTCATTTATTTATATAGGTTGTTAACCCAAGTCAAAAGTATTATTGGTTGAATCAAATCTAACAGTACTAGATGAGAACTTCCTAATGATACCAGCATTATCAAATTTTAGATTATTTTTATCAAACGTATTGAATGTATCATCAAATCTAGGTATCGAAGAACCACTAGTGCTTGTACCTTCATCAAACTTATTTATACTACTGTCAAATGTAATACCAGACTCACTGAAGTCAGTAAAGTATTGACTAGAACTATCTCTGACAGTTTCATCACCACCAGAACCATCAAATTTAACGGTTGAACTATCAAATGTAATACTAGTATCACTCATTAATGTAGTAAATTGTGTTTCATCAAATCTTTCAGTTCCACTATCAAATGTTATAAATGTATTATCAAATGCATTAATTCTTCCACTACCAGAAACTATTATCATGCCAGGCGGTGGTACACTAATCCTTGTATTAAATGCAGCTTCTGGAATATGATAACTTTCACCATTATCGAAAGAAGTAATATTACTATCGAATGTAAGATTAGTTCTAGAAAATCCACCATCCACATTTCCTACAGTAACTTGGTCAATACGAATATCACCAAACTGCTCTATTGTAAATGATTCATCATTTATACCATCTAAATTTGCAAGTCTTTTAATGCCTGGATAAAATGGTATATTGTCTGTGGAATTAGCACCAATCGCAAATGCATACTTTGGAAGATTGTCTAGGGTTGAGCCCATCGCTCTTGGATTTCTTGCAACACCAACAATTACATTGTTTATTCTTGTGAGAGTTGTATCTCTAGTTGTATTTAATAATCCAGTATGACTATCAACATCTCCAGCTGGAGATGCTCTTAGAGATGTTCCATCATCTACAGTTCCTAACCTTCTACCAAATACACTGGTGAATATTGTTCTGAATAGAGATGCAAGTTCTGGAGTAAATGAATCTACTGTCTGTGCAACAATTCCAGTTGTCGCACGACCAACAATCTCAACCTCACCAAATACATTCCAACCAGCTGGGTGAACAGTTGATTTGATTGCATCTCTCCATTCATTAATAGATTGACCAACACGAACAACATATGAATAGTCTTGATAAAAATTACTATCTTGAACTCTAATTATATCTTCTGAGACACGACCATCTGCACCAAAGAATTCACCAGAGGTATCTGCAACTGTTCCTACATTCGCAGTAGCACTTGCAATAGAAATATTTGCAATAGTACCAGAGGTACTACCAACTGCTATTGTATTTCCAACTTGTAGATTTGCAGTTGTGTTAATTGATATCAATTGTCTTGCAGTATCAAATGCAGTAATAGTTCCAGAGTGAGATGTTAAGTCAGTACCAGCTGTAAATGTACCACTAATATCTTTTAAGATTGCATGACGAAAAGGAATAATTGTGGGTGCAGAGTTATAGTTAAATCCAAAGTTAGTAAACTCAAATGAATCTACACCACCAATACCAGAGTTAGAAGCTGCAAGTAACTTTGCACCACTACCATTTGCAGTTGTTATACCAGTTACAACTGGAAGTTTAGAGTATCCAGCACCTCTTGCAACTATTCTTACATCTGTAATCTCTCCAGCTTCTGTTCCAACACCAAGATTTGCAAAGGTGCCTGTTTCCAGAACAATCTTTGTACCTTCATAAGTATCTTGATAAAATGGTTGACTTGTTTCTTCAAGTGTGATATGGTCAGTCGCAGTCATTCCATATGCAGATAAACTGCCTGTCTCTGGTGCAATACCACCACCAACAACTGCGACAGCAGCAGCTGCAGATACACCATCTGTATTACTATTATCTAAAGTTAGATTATCACCCACTGCATAGTTTTGTCCAGCATCATCAATAATAATTTCATCAACCACACCTCTGGTAACAGTTTGTACTTTTGCAGTAGCTGTTTGACTACCAGTAGCAGATAGATTTACAACTTGGTCAACAGTATAATACGAACCTTGATTTGTTGAAGAACTTCCAGTAATAATTGAATATGGTGTAAATGAAACATCTTGGTCTGTAACTGTGGATGTTCCTCTCACTGTTTCTCCAGTTACAAATGTTCCAGAAAAAGTTTCTTCATCAAGTTCTAACTCAACAATATTTGTTTGAGCTTCTCTAAATGAAACAGTCGATACTACAATTCCAGTTGCACCAGAAGTTTGACCACGAATAGATTGTCCAATAAGTTCAGATGCAACACCAGTAACAAGATTAACTCTCATTATTTTTCTGGTTGTCCACTTACCATCAGAAACACGAAGCATATTATCAGTTGGATAAGATATTCTAGGTTCTTCATTTAGAAGTAATCTAAAAAATAACTCATGACCTTTTTTTGTACCTTTCGCAAGGTAAAGGTCACGAATATTTTTTACTAGTTTTCTTTTATCAACTCCAGCATCAACATTATCAATAATACCTTCAAGAAAAGAATCTCTAAATCTATCTAAGAATGTATATAAAGTTGCGTCAACATTTGAATAGTTAAGTAGTTGTTGAATACTTGAAACTGGATTTGGTCTATAAGTTTCAAGTGTACCAGATGCGTTAGAGGTTGCACCACTAACTATTTCTCCTATAATAAAACGAGTTTGAGATGTTACAAATAATCTTTTATTATCATCTACATCATCAACTAAAACTTTTGCAGTTGCACCAGATGTTTGACCAGTAACAGTTTCACCAACTTCAAATTTTACTTCAGAGTCTTCCAGAACAATTTGGTCACCATTTTCATCTAATACAAAATTTACTGATTGTGTTTCTTCTCTAAGATAGTTATTAATTTCACTAAAAGTAATTTCTGCACTTTCTAGAAACTGATAGTAAAATTTTACAAACTGAGAAAATACTGGATGGTCTGCCTGAATAAACTCTGGCAGTTGAGTTTGGATATGATTTGATACTTTGTTATTTAAAACATTATCATTATTGGCCATAACTAGTATCCACTAGAACTACTTGACGAACTTGAACTTGAAGAACTTGTTGAACTTGTTGATGATGAAGATGCAGCTGAACTTGCACCAGTATATGAACTTGCAGTAGATACTCCAACCCCAGCAGATGCACTACCAGTTGCAATCGTATCTACAGCTGCAGAAATTATAGTATTATTTAAATCAATCTCTAACACTTGATTTCTCACTGCAATAACATCATTTGATTCTGGTCTTACAATCAATCTAATTTTTGTAGAAGTTGCACCATCTACATTTGAAACAGAGGATATGTTAAGAGATGTTAAGACTATTTCACCAGTAACATAATCAATTGTTCCAGCTGTATTATCAACATATATTTTTGTAGTTCCACCAACAACATAATACATTCTTGCATTTCCATCACCATCATCATTTAGAAACATTTCGTTTGTATTATCAGAAATAAAGAAACCAGTAGATTCTAAAATACCACCAAGTTCTTTATTGTGACCAGCGTGTGGATTGTGTAATGCATTATTAAATGGGATAGTGTATTTTGTTGGAGTTCCTATTGTTGGAGTAAAATCTTTACTTAATTCTACTGTTGTAATATTAGAAGTAATTGCATCATCAGTCGCATCTATTAGTCTGGTAAATGCAGAGTGTCTAAATGCACCATCAAACTTTGTAAGGTTGTCTGTATTAAAATTTGTAACTGTTGTCACAACATTTGACTCTAGAGTTTCTTTTGGTTTAATTGTATTTTTAGAGTTATAGGTAAATGTAACACCAAGTCTTAACTTAGTATACTCTGGGTCAACCACCACTGGCGTTACGGATGCAATGGTATATGTATTCTTCAAATCATTCACAATTTGATTTTTTGCAGACGCAGTGACAGAACCAGATATCGGAACAATAGAAATATAAACTCTTCCAAATACTGGAACATCATTATCCTCACCACCATACACTTGAACAGATTTTGCATTTGCATAAACCTTTGGAACAATCGCTTTAAAATCATTAACTGTAACTGCACGACCTTGAGCTGCGTAATCAAGAGGTGCATTAAATTTTATAGATTGTATACTTTCTTTTTCTGCGCCACCAGATGCATTTGATACTGTTGTTGTAGTAACATCAGTGATACCAGAAATAGTTGCAGTTGTACTAAAAGAACTTGCACCATTTGTTTTTGTTTTATTTGTAACAACATATCTTAAACGAACAATGTTTCCATCAGATAGTGCCTTACCAGTAATACCATCTCCAAAGTAAACTTCAAACTTACCATCAACACTTTCTTGCAAAAAGTAAACATTTGAATTAGCATTTACTTGAGTATTATCTAATGCTTGTGTAAATGTTGTTGAAGATGTAGAACTTGAATTATCAAACACATCAACAAGTAAAGTTGTTGTATCTCCATTCTCATCATTTACATAAAATTTTTGGTCTACATTTTTATTATCTACCGTATAACGATTTGTTACATATGTTCCTTCATGGATAGGAATATTAGAAAATGTTAAAACACCATTTACAGTTAACGCAGTATGTTCTGAAACTGTAACAAATTGATAATTTACATCATCAAGGACTGTGGTAAAAATTGTTCCCACTGGAATAGTTGCAGAAGTCAATCCACCAAAATTGTTAAGAGTTATATTTACATTTGCAACAGGAGCTCTTGCAGAGTTAGGAATATATCCTAAAGTCTTTGCATGAGAAACTACAGAAGAACGAACAGATGCAGTATCAAGAAATGACTCATTTGCAACCATATTCATATTCATTGCAAGATAGTGAGTGTTATATGCAAGAACATCTAACAATGCACTCATACCAGAACCTTCAAAGTCATAGTCTGTAAACTCACTCTGGTTACGCATAAATGTTTTTAGATTACCTTTGATATCATCAAAGTCTAAATCTGTTACGTCTAATCTTTTTTCTGTAGTTGCCATTATCGTAATCTCTCTAATGTAAATGATAAATCAACAAGTTCTGTAGGTGCATTTTGAATATAAAATTGAACAGTACATTCATATTGATTTTCATCAAACCTTGGTATAACTTCAACTGAAATAAGAAGCGCTCTAGGTTCAAAATTCGTTATTATATCTGTTATGTGTCTTTGTAATGCTTGTGCAGTAAACGGAGTCATATTTTCAAATAACATATCACGAACACCAGATGCAATTTCTGGATGAAAAGGTTTTTCGTATTGACCAATTTGAACTAAGTTACGCACACTTCTTTTTACTGCAGCTGCATCTGTCAAGATATTAAGTTTCTTGGTAACTGGATGTCTACCAAAGTTAAGATTTAAATCTTTATATATTTTTACAGAACGAGGAGAGTCATTAGTTCTCTCTGCATCTCTATATGCTGGTTGTATTGCCATTATGTTTCTTGACTCCCTAAAGGTCTACATTGATAATCAATTGTTTTCCAGTGACCATCTTTCATAACTTCAAGTTCTGTTTTTAGAACAACACATTCATTCTTATTATCAAAGAACTGAACATTCTGGTATAAACATTCCGTATCAGAAAAACACGCAGTTAATAATAAAGTCCAAATAACTTCCATACTATCCTCTATCTTTATTTATACGAACCAACCAGCTGCTTTGAGTGTTGGTTTCGCCCATCCGTATTGAGAACGTCTAGAACCAGAAGGCCCCCATTGTCTCGTTCCACCCAAGTCACAATGTATAAAATTCGCACCACTACTAGAACTAAAATATAATCCTAAACCTTTAATACCAGCGGCCGCCGCTTTTCGTATGAAGTCTAATCTTTGTTCTTTTGTAGTATTACTCATTACTACATCACACGCAAGACCTTGTTGGTGTACACTTTTCTTTGCACCACCAACCTTTTTATTATATGCTGGTGAACGATACGCACTTGTAATTGTTAAAGTAGAACCGTAAGACTCTGCAAGTTCTTCAAGTATTCTTCCTAGTTGTGGACTTATCCTTGGGTCAGTATGCGATAAAAATCTAAGTCTATCTTCTAAGTTATGACCAAACTCTTTTGTATATGGGTCAAACTCTGAACCACCAGTATAACTTTCTTGATTAAGAGAACCACCACTATCAATAGGCCCAGCTTCACCAGTTACAGGCGAAGTTCCACCTCCACCACCATCACCATATTCAATACCTTCATTTGTATCTGGGTCAATACCATTTGCAATTTCAACTTCACGACCATCAGAGATTGCACGAGCTTGTGTTGCATCCATGTTTAGGTTATCTAAACCATATGCACTTCTAACTGTTTCTACTGGGTCTAAATCTACTTCAAGTAAATCAGACTCAGTGAACTCTGTAGGTTCTGTCATTGAACCAGCATTAGTACCAATCTTAACAGAGTTAGATGCAGCTTCAATTTTATTAGAACCATCAGAACCAGAAATACCAGCAGGGTCATCACCAGTATCAACTTGGTCATCTAATCTAGCCGCACCTTTTGTACCTTGGTTCATATTAATAGTTGTACCATCAATTGTAATATCAGTACCACTATCCAAATCATAAGTAGTTCCGATACGAATAGTAGATGACTCTGTTATGTTCTGTTCGTAAGTAGTTCCTATAAACTCTTCAACCTTTGTTGCATAGTTTCTTGTGATATCTGATTTGATATGTTCATTAAACTTTTCACCAAAGATGTTTGTAACTGTATGGTCAACTGAAGTTGTTTTGAAACCATTCTTGACAATCTCTTTTGAGAAACCTTCATCAGTTCCACCACACATAACTTGTTCTGTCTTGTTACCTTGTACTAAAAGATTCATATCTCCATCAACTTGGATGTTCCAATCTTTCTTGACGTACATATTACAATTAGACTCTACCGTGATATTACAGTTACCACCAACAAACAAATGGTCTGAACCAGCAACGACATGATACCCATCACCAACAATCTTTACAGTTCTATTTCCACCACCATCAATCTCATAGAAAGTTCCAGCTCTGTGGTACTCATGAATTCTTTCATTCTTCTCTGTATCATCATATTCTTTGATATGACCACTTTCAGATTCCATCACATGGTTCAAAGGATATTCCGCTTGGTACGCAGATGTTGGTTCTGCAAATGGAACTCCGCCTGCAACTGGAATATTAATATAGTTTGCTTGGTCAGTCGCTTTTGTGGTTAACATCTTGTGACTAAAACCAGTTTCATTTCTTGCAAGTCTGTTTACATCAGACTCATTAATACTGTGGTCACTTGAAGAAAGTGGAGTTGGTGGATACTTAGAAATATTTTCATCATCATCTCTGGGTCTTGGGTCATGAAAACCAAAGTTTGGATTCCCTGCTTGATTTGGTACACCAGGCAATGTTCCGATAACAATAGGTTCTTGCAGTGTTTCTGCATCACGAAAGAAACCAACAACCCAAGTTCCTTCAACCATAAATCCAGGCGTATCTCCCCAACCAGACATAGCTGGAGTATGAACATTTTGCATTACCCACGCCCAAGGTAAGTCCTCAGTGGGTATTTTTACTTTATTGTCTGTATGATATCCTACGCAACGAACACGAACACGACCTAGTTTTGTTGGGTCATTTCTATCTTCAACAACACCAGTAAACCATACAAATCCATCTTGACCTTGAAAGTTTTCCATAGAGTTATTTATAGTACTAAATAGTATTAATCGTTCAACTCACTAAGAGTCGGAAGTACCCATCATAGGGGAAGGAACGCACTTAACTTTTGGTAATAATCGAAAGGAGAGTGTTATGAATACGATTATATTCCAATTAATAAAACATCTTAATCAATATAAGAAAAGACAGAAAGAAATGGTTTTGTTTAGAAAAGCTAGATTCCGTTCTGCACAATAAAAAAAAGGGAGAGCCGAAACTCTCCCTTTTCCCAATCCGAAGATTGTTCTCCTTTGTTGTGTGTATCACCCTTGTCTAATC